TTGATACTGAAGCAGCAATCACCAAGGGACTACTTGCATCTCGTGGAATTGATCAAAACAGACTTGTTGTTGTCAATGTCGTTACCATAGAAGAGTTCCGAAGTAAGGCACTTCGTGCAGTTGATATATACCTTAAGACAGATGAAGAAAATCGCAAACCTTGTATGTTTGTATTGGACTCATTAGGTATGCTTTCGACGGATAAAGAAATTACTGATGCGTTGAATGATAAGCAAGTCCGTGATATGACCAAATCACAACTTGTCAAAGGTGCATTCCGCATGCTTACTCTTAAACTTGGTCAAGCAAACATACCACTTATAGTTACAAATCACACGTACGATGTTATCGGATCTTATGTCCCAACTAAAGAAATGGGAGGCGGCAGTGGCCTCAAGTATGCCTCGTCTACAATCATTTATCTCAGCAAAAAAAAGGAAAAGGATAAGACAGAAGTTGTTGGGAACATTATTAAAGCTAAGACGGCTAAAAGTAGACTCAGTAGAGAAAACAAACAAGTAGAGATAAGACTCTACTATGACGAAAGAGGTCTTGACAGATACTATGGTCTTCTAGAATTAGGAGAGATAGGTGGTCTTTGGAAAAATGTTGCGGGTAGATATGAGATAGATGGTAAAAAGATATACGCTAAGAACATTTACGCAGACCCAGAAAAATATTTTACAGATGATATAATGAATAAACTAGACGAAATATCAAAGAAGCATTTTTCTTATGGAACGAATTGAATCTACGATTCTAAAAAATTTAATACACAATGAAGAATATGCTCGTAAGGTAATTCCTTTTATTCAACCTGATTACTTTGAAGATAGAAAGGAAAAAATAATTTTTGAAGAAATAATTTCTTTCATTGTAAAGTATGGATCATCCATAACAATCGAAGCACTAAATATTGAGGTTGACAATCGAACTGATTTAACTGATGAAGAAGTTAAAGGCATCAGAGAGATAAATTCACTCTTAGTAGAATCTCCTATAGACCAACAATGGTTACTTGATTTTACAGAAAAATGGTGTCGTGATCGTGCTATCTATCTTGCATTGATGGAATCAATCCACATTGCGGATGGAAATAATGAAAAAAAGAATCGTGATGCTATACCAAATATACTATCAGATGCTCTTTCAGTTTCTTTTGACAACAATATTGGACATGATTACCTACTAAACTACGAAGATAGATATGAGTTCTACCACAAGAAAGAAGAAAAAATTGAATTTGATCTGGAATATTTTAACAAAATTACCAAAGGTGGTCTACCTAATAAGACTCTTAACATCGCGCTTGCTGGTACAGGTGTCGGGAAGTCTTTATTCATGTGCCACGTTGCTAGCTCCGTGTTGTTACAAGGGAGGAACGTACTCTATATTACAATGGAGATGGCAGAAGAGAAAATTGCTGAACGAATTGACGCAAACCTCCTAGATGTTTCGATACAGGATTTGACCGATTTGCCAAAGGCAATGTTTGAGAATAAGGTTACTGCTGTATCAAAGAAGACTCAAGGTCATTTAATTATCAAAGAGTATCCAACTGCAGGAGCACATAGTGGACATTTTAAAGCATTGCTTAATGAATTGGCATTGAAAAAATCCTTTAGACCTGATATAATATTTGTAGATTATTTAAATATTTGTGCCTCATCAAGATACAAAGCAAACACATCGGTCAACTCTTATTCGTATATTAAAGCAATTGCGGAAGAACTTCGTGGCCTTGCCGTGGAAACAAATGTTCCAATTGTTAGTGCAACACAGACGACTCGTAGCGGGTTCGCTTCTTCTGATGTTGATCTCACCGATACCAGTGAATCCTTTGGTTTACCCGCTACTGCTGATCTTATGTTTGCCCTTATCTCAACAGAAGAACTCGAAGGGTTAAATCAAATCATGGTCAAGCAATTAAAAAATAGATACAATGATCCAACTATATTTAAGAGATTTGTCATAGGAATAGATCGTGCCAAGATGCGATTATATGACTGTGAGCAACAAGCACAAGAAGATATTCTTGACAGTGGGCAAGAAGAAGAGTATAATAAACAAGACAAAGTTCCTAAAAAATCATTTGCTGAGTTTAAATTTTGATAGTTAAAAGAGTTAAATGGTGTAGTGCTATCATTATCCTCATTGCTATGGTTTTTCATGTTATGGGTTGGACTCCTTGGAATAGCATACTTCAAATGATAGGTGCTGCAGGGTGGGTTTATGTTGGTAAAAAAATGGGAGAACGTGCAATTATTCTAAATTTTTTACCACAATTTTTTATTATTATACCAGGTTTAATTATTCTTTATTTACAAAATGACTAAAAAAGTTGACTTTACTAAGTATGCTGATTTCGTGGATGGTGTCACATCCCATCCCAGTAATGATTATCAATGCTTTATTGAGAGTGTTAGT